CCCGCACCGCTGCAGACCTGCCCGAAACTCCCTGCAGTCAAACACGAGGAGACTGCCAGGCTGGAGGAGTTCGCATGATCCGCGAAACCGTTTGCATGTGGCTCCTCTGGTTGCTCCTGAAACTATTCGGTCAGGAATGTTTTGCAGTCGCTGCCGTCTGCACCCTGCCGGAACCTGCTCTCCGTGTTCTTTCAGAATATATGCAGGAGGTGCCGGCATGAGTACCTGGATTGCCCCGTCTCTCATCAGAATACTGAAGAGGTTGTAAAAATGGCACGAACTGAAAAGATTTATCCAATCAATAATCACATGGTCGGTCTCCGGGTAAGGGAGACTGAAATTCTCTCTGAAATATACGAGAACTGTGGCGGTGACATATTCGTATCTGAATACGTGAAAACCTTCGCACCTGACTTCAAACCGCAGAAATTTAAAATAACGAAATACATCGAGCAGGTGGATTCCAGATACATCCACGGCAGACGGATAACCAAGTGGAAACTGTCAGACAAAGCATACAAGCGACTGCTTCAGCACATGGGAGAACCAGACCCTGACCGGGTTCAGGAATCAATTGCATACGCGGAAAACATCACTGAACAATTGAGACAGTACAAAAACGAATACCCGAAGGAATACAGAAAACGGGAGGCAACAGCATGAGCGAAATTATGGGAGAACTGAACCTAAACGCGATGTTTGAACAGAACCGGGCAAAACGTATCGGAATTTTCGACCAGAGACACCTGATGCAGATGGTATCCAGAATGGCAGATTATTCACAGGTTGAACTGGTTCGGGTCGAACACCAGGACGGGGATTTTGCTCTGGCAGTCCGCGAATACCGTGCCGAAAAACCAGTATCAGAAACCTGGCTCACATTAGCCCCACGGGTAGAGGTGGATGATGACGCCTGAACAGGAATGTCAGGATATCCTGAACCATTATCTGAACCAGATTAACCCGGAACAAATCAGTTCCAAGAGTGATGTCCGGGTTATCGTGAACAAACTCAGAGACCTTCAGATGGATTTGATTCGGGTCAGTTGGAAAGATGAGTCTCAAATACTGCGGAAACTTGGGAGGAGAACATGAACATTCCTGTTCTCATCACCACCCCCAATTTCACCAAAACCGTTGAACTGTCACCAAAGGCCATGACAGCCGTGATGAGCATCCTGCATTCGGGAGCAGAGAGAACCGGATGGGATATCGCATGGTAATCAGATGTATGTATCAGAAAACATTCCGGGGGAACCCGGTCTGCGTTGAACAAGTCCATAAACGGGATTGTGCCTATCCGAGTTTTCAGTGTGATGTAAAAGCAGAGAGAGAGAGAGAATGAGCAAATACAGGAATAAGAAGATTGAAGTGAATGGCAGAACGTTTGATTCAAAAGCAGAAGCACGAAGATATGAAGAATTACTGGCACTGGAACGAGCACACGTAATAAGTGACCTGATATTACAACCGAAGTTTCTTTTACAAGACGGGTTCAAAAAATGTCCTGAATGCGGATGTATGCCTGAAAAGGGGAAGAAATGTCCGAAGTGTGGAACAATGACCCGGACATTCAGACCCCGGTATTACATAGCAGACTTTCAATATTTCGATAAAAAGAGCGGGAAAACAAAAATAGAGGATGTGAAGGGGAGTAAGGGGTTTATGACGGACCTTTTTAGGTTCAAATGGACGTTATTTGAAGCAAAATACCCCGATAAGACTCTTGAGATTGTCACGGTAAAAGCAGAACCGAAACGACCAAAGAGAGCAGCCGCACAGGTGGCAATATCCGAAGCCCGGAGAGTGAAGGCATGACCAGCAAATACCTGTCCCGGCAGTATGACCCTATCAATTGTAAGAAAACACTGATAGGGGGATAGATTTGAGAAACAAAGCTGGTATCATCTGGTGTTTTCAGGATAACGAATGGAAACCCCTATCCCATTCCTGCAATAATTTTACCCACAAATAATATTCTTTTTTTGTTAGACAGATATTTATATTCTGTAAAACGATATTGGTTATGGTTCATGGCTCTTTGCTTGATGCTGATTATTCCGAAAAGGAATTGCAGGCAGCACAGGAAGCTTCAAAACGGAATTCAGACAAATTACACCAGAAGGCGTTAAAATTCTTTAAACGCATCTGTCCATTTGGAAAATGAAATACATTGCGTTCGCATCTCTCATTTTTTGCCTGATATTATGCTCGTTACCCACCGGTGCAATCATTACATCATCGGTATATGCGAATGGCGGGTCTATCATCGTAAATACAGATGAATCCTGGGAAACATCAGACAACCTGATGCGATTCGGGACAGTCAATGATTCATACGAATATGGTGGAAAATCCCAAACAATAGTTTCTCTCGGAAGAACCGGGATAATGAAAACCGACTCGACGCGAGTCGAAACACTCGGAATGCTGAATGCATTCGACTCTGCCGGAATGTTCAGCACACAGACGAACATCCCTGAATCCATGTGTGACCAGAGCAACTTCTTATCAGGATATGGGAATCAGTCAAGCAGCAGACTCCCTGAAACTCAAACCGTCGAAGGGCTCTGGGGTCTCATGGGGTCTGGTCCTGGCACAACCTACGAGTCACAGGTTGAGGTGCAGGGGAAAACTGTAGGAGTATCGGTCAAGGGAACCACGCAACATGGATACCTGTATGAAGATGTGAAGGGTTCGTTAAAGTCAGGATTAGACACGAATTCCAGCATAATGCAGTATTCATATAGCAGACACGACCACGCAGTCCTGAACAGCGATACTAATAAATCGCTAGATGGCGGGTTTGATTGGTTATGGGATACTGAAACCGAAGAGATAGTGAACGAAACAATCATTGAGGCCGGTGAAGAGGCCAACGTCTCGGAGGACAACGATGATTGAAACTATCCAACCTATCATTCTCGCAGTAATCGGAGCACTCATCTATTCTCTGATCTGGTATTCCCGTCAGGTCGTAGATCCAACCAAGGAAACCCCGAAATTTGAACCGTGGAAACTTGTATCCACCCTTGTTGTTGGTGCCTGTATCGGGTTAGCATCGGCATTCAGTGGGATAGAGGTATCCCAGGCGAGTGTTGAAGTGCAGCTCACATCATATGGCTTTCTGGTTGCAGTCGTCGAACAGGTCGGCAAGGCCGTTTATCGAAAAATCACAGAGGAATAGACAATGTCAGTATCAATTGAAGGTATCTGGTCCACCAGAGCGGGGGATTATTCCCCGGCAAAGCATATTCTGACCAGAACAAACGATTACCGGTTCTTCTTCCGGTTAAACCAGGATGCAAAGGACATCACCGTCAAAAAACTGATAAAGATTCTCATTGACGGGAAGCCTGAGATCACCATCCATGACTGGATGAGCGTGGACGGACGGGAAGATAACTACTTTGATATCCCGCTCGCATTCCGCACTCCCGGCAGACATTCCGTCCAGTTCGAGGTTTACAAACCTGCATCATCCAGAGCAGACAGCAAAGAAGGAGAACTGGAATACACGTCTGACAAGTTCACCGTGGAATACCAGGCATAAACAGTTGAACAAATCATCTCATCACCGGGTCAAACCGGTATGAGATATACCCTGCATACGACTATGTACCACACGTCTAACCCTTTATACCCGCAGCAGCCTTTGTCGATGTTTGTTCGGAACCATTATCCCCACCACGTATGCAGGCTCTTGGAATGGTCAAATATATTCGGGTTCGATTCCCGGGCCAAGAGTAACAATTATGGCAGATGAACCCAGAATTGTAAGAATTGAAAACCTGGCAGAGATAGAGAAACTGTCTCATAAATGCACATCAACCGACCTGCTGACAGAAATACAGGTAAGCATCGCAAAACTGGAGGCAGCAATAACGTCAATAGCAGCAGCGAGTCAGGAGCTGAACGCACGATTCGAGGAACAGATCCGGGAGTTCAGACAGTTTATGCAAACCGGCCATATATGCAAATATGCAGCACAAATTGAACTGCTGATGAACGAACGGCACAAAAAACTGGGGTCAGATTACTGGGTCGAAAAGTTCGTTGAATCAATCAGATACCTACTATTATTCGTGGCTGGCATGTTCCTGACCTTCATCTTAAAAGGTGGTTCCCTGTAAATGCCGGTTCAATTTCTGCCGGATAACTCATCTGCCTGTTACCCGTTTGCAGGAGAGATTGGAGAGGTCATCGAACGGTATTCATCCAGGGTTGTTATCAAATTACAACCAGAAGGCTTTTCACACTCTATTTTCATTCTAACGTCTCCAGATAAGATATTTCCCGTGAAGTAGGGTTTTGTCAAACAAAATAATAAGTATTATATACTTATAGTTACAACTATAGTATGTAACAACCACAAAGGAGAACTGAAGATGAGAACGTATCAAATCAAAAACCGGAAAGACAACGAATTCAAACCCTGGCTTCTGATTACCTATGAAAACGGTGAATGGTATGACCAGCGGGGATTTATGGTAAATGAGTTTGACCGGGCACAGATGTTTGGAACGTGTTGGGAAATACACGGACAGGAAATATTTTAATTCTTTTGAAGGTGGATAAAATGGTAAAATTCGATTCAAACATACACAGAATAATAACAGACTCAGATGATGTTCAGATAGGGGTAAAGATTGGAACCCTGATAAATGGGATTGTCATGTTCCAGGGGGAAGTCTGTGAGATTACATATAGGGATGTATCCCCGGTATATGGCTACAAATACGTGGGGGGATACAACTATTGGAGAGATAATAAAACCAGTAAGATGTCTTTTTCAATGCATGATGGTGAAGGGTCACTGGTTGAAATCTTAAACTAATTTTTTGTTAAACAAAATAATAAGTATTATATACTTATGAAATAAACTATAGTATGTAATAACTACAAAGGAGAGAAAAGAGATGAATGCACACACATTAAAACAAATCTGGTATGAAATTGGAATGAGTAATTGGTGGATATCACGAGCGTATGACCCAGCATTTACCATGAACATGATGCATGAAAAGAAAACCGTGGAAGAACTGTATGAACATTTCCAGCATGGAAACTGGTCTTGTGGTGATGCTCCATACTACAAAGACATCTGCTTCATAAACCAGGCATCTGAAGGTGGTTCTGAATATCTGGTAATTCGGAAAGGTATTGATTTTGAATCAATCAGTGCAGATAACTTCACCCTGGAAGAACTAAAACAATTTATTCACCAGGTTGAACGGGCAACAGATGACCAGTTAAAGAATCTGGAATATTCAAAAAACTAATTTTCAAGGTGGAATAAATGATTCAACTGGATGAAGATTTTGAAGAGTATGTGGAAAACAATATCTGCAATAATTGCAGTCAATTGGATATAGAACAGGACTGCCCATATAGATATTATCACGAATGTCCTGATGTAAAACATCATATAGAACAGACTGAAGATGAACTGAAGAGACAGGATAAAACATTTTTTGGAGTTGAATACAATGAAACAGTCAGATATTAAACAGAAAGAAAAAGTGGTCATTGCATTATACCAGTCACTCGGAAAAGACCGAATTCAAGAGTTCAGGAAGAAATGTATCCAAGATGACCCGGAGTATCAGAAATTCTTTGATGAATTCGATAAGAAATACCCAAACATTTTCGCATAGGTATTAGTATGAATAATTACATACTATACTTGTATATGCCGTGTCCAGATTGTTTATCGGATAATATCAAAAAGTCCGGGTTCGTTCAAGCGAAAACCGGAATGCAGCAACGATACGTATGCAACGATTGTGGACGCACATGGACAGGTATGGGAAGGCCGAAAACCCCGGTGGTCGGTGTCACATGCGACGAATGCCATTCCCAGGATATAGCCCGGAAAGGATGGCGGCTGACCAGACAGGGAAAGATTCAGCAGTATGTATGCCGGTCATGTGGTCATATCTTCACTCTTCAGCCGATATTAAAGAAACGGCGCCAGCAAGTTCAATAACTCTTTTTTTGTAAAACAAAATAATAAGTATTATATACTTATAGTTACAACTATAGTATGTAACAATTGCAGAGGAGAGGAAAGAAAATGGCAACATTTGAAATAGAATCACTGACCCGGAAAGCAGCAACAGAAAAGGCAAAGGGGAGAAGATATGGAAGAATCGACTATAATGGGACTGATAGATGGGTTCACTACGGAAGATTCGAGATGATTTGTGAACTTGTAAAAGAAAAATTGGATTCTGGTGAATACAGAGCATGGAGAGCAAATGTGGACGATTTTGCAGATGAAATTTATAAAAACCTCTATGGAGAGGAATAATCTTTTTTTCAAGGTGAAAACAATGACAAAAGAACAACTTATAAAAGGCGGCTATAAACTGGTTGATACCATCGGTGAATATGATATTTACGGAATTGAAGCTTGAAGAATGCAAAACGGAATTATCCGAGAGATGGGAAAGGAGGAATACAATATGAAATCGTGTCCAGCATGTGATGAAGGGATAATGCAATCTGGTATCCCCTGTTTTTACTGCAATGCAACCGGAGAAGTCACGGAAGAACAGTATAGCCGAATGTTATTCGGAGATGGAGAAATACAGGACCCTTGCACCCATGTAAGGGATTGTTCAGAATGCTGTCATCCGTTCTGTCCATACTAATTTTTTACATTTTTCGTTAAACACCTTTAAATATTTTGTAAAGCATAACTGTCTTTCAGTCTTATGTCAGAATTGCGACTTGAATATTTACCGGTATCAGAATTAATCCCATATACGAAAAACCCACGGAAAAATGATGCGGCTGTTGAACGCGTTGCAAATTTAATTAAGGAATATGGGTTCAAAATACCGATTCTGGTAGATGGGAAAAATAATAAAAATGAAATTATCGCCGGCCATACCAGATTGAAAGCAGCACTTCTTTTAGGGATAGAAAAAGTCCCGGTCATTTTTGCAGATGATTTATCCCCGGTACAAGTAAAGGCGTTTCGTATTGCTGATAACAAGTCCGGGGAGTGGGCTGAATGGGATATAGAAATGCTCAAATCAGAACTGACGGATATCCGCGACTCTGGATTTGATATTGAACTCACTGGCTTTTCAGATATAGTTCTCGATGGGTTGGATACAGGTTCTGAACCATCTTCCTTTGATGTTGATTCTTTTCTCACAGATGAAGATAAACCGCTCAAGAAACCGAAATTAATAACCTGTCCAAGATGTGGGGAACAGTTTGCACAATACGAAGGGGTAAGACTCGGAACTATATAGCCTGCCCGTCCGCAGAATCCACAGTTCTCATGGTTCAGCAATTCCTCGCAGCAGTCAATTCGAAATCAGATTCCCTGATGGGGGGTAAATTGGGAGTGAAACCATATTTAGCAGGAACTTGTAGTTTAGATATTTATTTAGCGGGGTTGAGTGGCGGTCCTAGCAATTATCTTGCCGGAACCTATGCAGAAGGAAAAGACCCGGATTCATTAAACCTTCTCTTTTCATTAGACTGGAATATGCTGGAATCATTTTATTATATCAAGCCTTGGCAGATTGATTGGATAAAGACCCGCCCTTCAAATAAATTTCTTCTGGATTCTGGGGCATTCACATTCATGAACTCAAAGAAAAAGGTTGTCAACAACCTGGATGAGTATGTCAAAAAATATGTTGATTTCATCAATAAAAACAGCATCAAACAGTTTTTTGAAATGGATGTGGATGCTGTAAGACCCTTATCAACTGTAGAAAAATATCGGGATTACATAGAACAGGAGACAAAGACCCAAAGCATACCCGTCTGGCACAAATCAAGAGGGGTGGCTTATTTCGAGGATATGTGCAAGGACTATCCATATGTTGCGATTGGTGGAATTGTCACAAAGGAAATTCCAAAATCGAAGTTCGCTGTTTTTAATCATCTCATTAAAATTGCTCATCACCATGGAGCTAGGATTCACGGTCTTGGAATTGGCTCACCATCAATAATAAAAAAATATCCGTTCGACTCGGTTGACTCCTCATCCTGGAATTCATGTGCATTTGGTGGTGGTTATGTATACCAGTTTAAAGGTGGGGATATTATAAAGGTCCCATTCAACTCCTCAAAAAAATATGACCGCCATAAGGTAGTTCGCCACAATTTCACAGAATGGGTTAAATTTTCACATTATTTGGAGCATCAGCATGTTTACAGTAAAGAAGCGGTTTGAAATTGCCGGGAGTCATTCATTAAATCTCCCGTATGAATCGAAATGTCAGAATATTCATGGTCATAACTGGATTATCACTGTTGAATGTTGTTCTGACGAGTTGAACGAGTTTGGAATGGTTACTGATTTTTCAGTGATAAAGAAAGAAATCTCCGATATCCTTGACCATAAACACATCAACGACATCTTACCATTCAACCCAACAGCAGAAAATATGGCAAAGTGGATTTGTGATAGAATCCCAAACGCTGTGTCTGTAACCGTTCAGGAATCAGAAGGGAATGAGGCAACCTATGAAACTCTCTGAAGTTTTTCAATCACACCAGGGTGAAGGGTTAAACCTTGGTCAGTATTGCACGTTCATCAGGTTTTCCGGGTGTAATCTTTCATGCTCATTCTGTGATACAAAATATGCCAATGACGGATATGAAGCAACGGTTGAAGATATTCTTCCAAACCTGACTGACCATCTTGTTTTCACAGGTGGAGAACCGTTCCTCCAAGAAAATGCGATATACGATATATTAGATGTGAAAGAGCCGGAGTATTCAGAGGTTGAGACGAACGGAACTATAATTCCGAATTCACCAGATAGATTCAATCTCATAACGGTAAGCCCAAAAAATGATATCAATTATCAAGAATGGCTTGACAATCCAAACACCATCTTCAAATTCCCCGCATTATACGTTGAACCAGTTGTTGAAATTGTTGAAAGAGAAGCAATTCCAAAAGACCGGGTTTTTGTGATGCCTATTACATCTCGAAATTTTAACAATCTTGAAATTCATCAGGACTTATCAAAACAGTGTCGGGCTCATAACTTCAATTTCTCTCCACGTCTTCAAGTTCTTCTTAATTGGGGTGCTGGGTTATGAAATCGGTCATAATCGTATCAGGAGGGATGGATAGTGTCACCTTATTGCATGATATTCATTCCCGGGGAGAAGAACTATTTGCATTATCTTTTGATTACAACCAACGGCATAAAAAGGAACTTGAATATGCAAAATGGAATTGTGAAAAACTCGGAATCCCACATAAAATAATCTCGTTATCCGTTCTCAACGACATTGCACCATCAGCATTAACACGACCTGAAACACCGGTCCCAGAGGGGCAGTATGATGGTGAGAATATGAAACATACCGTGGTTCCAAACCGAAATATGATTATGCTGTCCTTAGCTGCTGCTTATGCTATTGGCATCGGGGCAACCAGGTTGTATTATGGTGCTCATTCCGGCGACCATACGATATACCCAGATTGCAGACCTGATTTCGTTGAAGCAATAAATCACACCCTATCCCTCTGTGATTGGAATCCGGTTGAACTTCATGTCCCATACCTTCACGGGAATAAAGAAACAATTCTCAAAAGAGGGTTTGAACTAGGGGTTGATTATTCAAAAACCTGGACCTGTTATAATGGAAGAGAAAAGGCGTGTGGAAAATGTGGCTCTTGTGATGAACGATTATCTGCATTTAGAGCAATCGGACAGAAAGACCCGGTGGAATATGAAGTCTGAAATATGTATCATATCATGTGGTGCAAAGAAGATTTGGAATACAAACCCAGATGCCCCAAAAACACGTGCAAAAGATGCATATATCGGACCGCTGTTTAAAAAATGTAAGGAATATGCAGACACTCTATATCCAGAATCTTGGTATATTTTATCGGATAAATATGGGTTAATTCATCCAGATACGTTGATATCAGATTATAATACACCACCATCAGCAATAGATGGGAATCGCGACTTTATTATGTTTGTATCAGCACAAGTTTCAAAATTAAAATTAAACCCGGCGATAATAGTCACAACCACTGGGCAGATACATCAATCCATTATCAAGGCTGTGTTCACAAAATCTAAAATTATTAATCCATTATCAGGGCTTGGGCAGGGGAAACGAATGCAAAAAATAAATCAGATACTCGGAGAGAAGAAATGAAATTGGAACTTCCAGACAACCTTTTCAACGAAGAAGAGATACAAAACACACCCACCAGATACCAGGGATTCTTAAATGAGTGGGCCCGAAACGACGAACTGAAATTCACGGTATTTGAAAACCCTGGCTATGACCAGCTTATCATTCTGAAAGATATTGACTTCTCATCATTATGTTCTCATCACGTTCTGCCATTTCATGGTCGTGCTCATATCGGATACCTCCCAGGGGAAAAGATATGTGGGATATCAAAACTGGCTCGAGTAGTGGACAAGTTTGCATCCCGGCCACAGATACAGGAAAAGATGACCAATGAGATAGCAGACTTCCTGGAAGAAAACCTAAAGCCGAGGGGATGTATTGTAGTCATTGAAGCGGGTCACGATTGTATGAGAATCAGAGGGGTGAAGAAACCAGCATCCTGTATGATTACTTCAGCAGTAAGAGGGGAGTTCCATAGGAACCCATCACTGAAAGATGAGTTCCTGAAACTGATATCCGGGTAAAAGTTGCACACAATATACACAAAGTTGCACAATGACACCGCCACAATTTGAACGACTAAAAGGTGAAAAGGCCGAGCAATGGCAGGCGTTCAAAATATACCGCGACATGGGTTCTACACGGTCAATGCAGGAACTTGCACGAATTATGAAACGACCTGTCCGAACCATGTACCTCTGGGCAAACAAGTTCAACTGGTCAGAACGAATCAAGTCATATGAGGAATGGTCCACCAATGAGCAGGTGAAAGAAAAGGCAGAGGTAATGGCAAACGATATGGTATCCGGGTTGTCCAAAGCGGTGAACGCAGTCGGCTTTGTGCTCATGTCTGATATCAAATACAAGCAGCAGCAATGGAAGGCATACTGGCGGGATATGGATGAGAAAGGGGAATCCAAAATAAAACCTCCTGCCGGTTCCACAAACTCCCTGCTTGATTCGATGGTAAAATGGGCAACGTGCATAGAAAAAATAAAAGAGTTCACATCTGCCGACAATATAGACGAATTCGGAGCAATTGACGAACTAGTTGAAATATTAAAAAATGAGTCTGAAACTACAGAAACCGCAAGGTAAGGGAGCGAAGTTCATCCTTGCACAACCAGCCCGGATAAATATCCTCCACGGGTCTGTCCGGTCTGGAAAAACCATCTGTTCGATACTTAAGTGGATTCACCTGATAAAAAACCAGGCAACGGCAGAATGCCTGATGGTGGGAAAGACCGAACGAACCCTAATCAGAAACATCATTAACCCGATGCTCGAAATGCTCCCGCCATCTGTCATCAGTCTGAATGCAGGGAAGGGCGAACTAATTTTATACGGCAAACGGGTTTATCTGGTGGGTGCAAATGACGAACGCAGCGAAAGTAAAATCAGAGGCGCCTCCTTACAATTTTCGTACGTAGATGAAGGAACCATTATTCCAGAATCATTTATGAAAATGCTTCAAACCCGTTTATCAGAACCAGGAGCGCAATTATACATCACCACCAACCCAGACAGCCCATATCACTGGATGAAGCAGGAACTGATAGATGCAGCGGATTTGATTAAAGCAAACGTCTGGCACTTCACCCTGGATGATAATCCCTATCTGGACCCGGAATATATCGAAGCATTGAAACGGGAGTTCACCGGGTTATGGTATCAACGATACATCGAAGGATTGTGGGTATTGGCTGAGGGTGTGGTATATCCTATGTGGGATGAGGCAAAACACGTCAGACCTGCTCCGGGAGACCTGGAGAACATTATCGTATCTGTGGATTATGGTGTCACAAACCCGTCAGTATTTCTCATGGGGGGAATCCACAAACCAACCGGAAATGTGCACGTCATGAAGGAATTATATCATGATTCCTCACAGTCCGGGCAATTAACAGATAGACAACTCGGAGACCTGATGGCCGGGTTCGTGGACAAGCGGGTCAGATACATCACTGTAGACCCGTCAGCAACCAGTTTTATAGCTGAGTTACGCAGCCGGGGATATGTAGTCAGGGAAGCTGTAAACGATGTGATACCCGGTATTCAGCAGGTGTCAAGACTGTTATCATCAGAAACCTTGTTCATCGACCCGTCATGCACAAACACCATCCAGGAATTCGGGGCGTATGTCTGGGATGAGAACGCACAGAAACGGGGAGAGGATAAGCCGAAAAAGGTCAATGACCACGCGATGGATAGTTTACGCTATTTATTACAAGAATATGCTGGTATGAACCGGTCCGAGATATCCAGACCATCACCAGGTATGGCTCATGTTCCCCGTGGTA